CAATTGAAGTGAGTAACGCCAAAGGTGTTACTGATAAAGAAGTTGGCGATATCGGTGAATATATTAAAACTCTTTCAGATGCGCCAGTCAACGAAGACTGGTTGATGGAATCAACTGAGAAGTTTTGTAAGGATCGCGCAGTTTATCTGGCGATCATGGGTTCAATTAAAATCTTTGAGGGTAAAGACCCTTTACATAATCAAGATGCTATTCCTTCTCTCTTATCTGATGCTCTTGCCGTGTCTTTTGATAACCACATTGGTCACGACTACCTTGAAGACTTCGCCAACCGTTTTGAGTTCTACCACCGTGTCGAGGAGAAGATTCCTTTCGATCTTGACATGTTCAACAAAATCACCAAAGGTGGATTGAGTCGTAAGACTTTGAACATCGCACTGGCTGGTACTGGTGTTGGTAAGTCTCTGTTCATGTGTCACGTTGCCGCTGCTGCTTTAAGAGAAGGTAAGAACGCACTGTACATTACTATGGAAATGGCTGAAGAGCGCATCGCTGAACGTATTGATGCGAACTTGTTGAACCTATCCATGGATGAACTTAAAGTTGTCGATAAGGATATCTTTGAATCCCGTATTGAGAAACTTAAGAAGAAGACGCAAGGTAAACTAATCGTCAAAGAATATCCAACTGCTTCTGCGCACTCTGGACACTTCCGTGCTTTGCTTGAAGAACTTAAACTCAAGCGTGAGTTTGTTCCAGATATCGTGTTTATAGATTATCTAAATATTTGTTCCTCGCAAAGGATGAAAGCTGGAGCAAACGTAAACTCGTATACATTTGTGAAAGCAATCGCAGAAGAGCTTCGTGGATTGGCTGTCGAGTATAATGTACCTATCGTATCAGCAACACAAACGACTCGTTCTGGTTATGCTAACTCAGACCCAGGACTTGAAGATACTTCAGAATCGTTTGGTTTGCCAGCAACGGCTGACTTTATGTTTGCTTTAGTTTCAAGTGAAGAACTTGAAAATCTAAATCAGATTATCGTCAAGCAATTGAAGAATCGCTACAACGATCCAAATTATTATAAACGGTTTGTGATTGGTATTGATCGTAGCAAAATGAAATTATATGATGTGGAAGCATCTGCGCAAGAAGGTTTAGCGGATTCTGGTCACGTTAAAGATGACAAGCCTCTTTTTGATAAGAGTGGGTTTGGTTCCAGAATGCAAGCTGAACGTGATTTTAGCGGATTTAAGTTTTAAGGAGAAACGAAATGAGTATTGATGCTGGCAGAAATGTAAAAGTTGTCGTATTAGAATCAAGCGAAGTAACACCTCGCCCAGATTTGGTTGGTACATGGTTGGATGAGAATCACTACCATACGTTGGTTGAGTCTGACATGGACTTGTACCTACCACCATCTTGCGCCACTGATTTGTCTGATGTTAGTTGTAACAAAGAATGTGGTGGCTGTAAGTCTGCGTTGAACGAAAAGAACATCGTGTTCAAGTTCCGTAAGAACTACTTCAGTGATGAAATGGTTAAGTCTGCATACGAAGGTCTTCGCGATGCAGCTACTGAAACACAGAACCGTGGCACTGCCGCTGGTCCACGTGGTGAGAAGCTACAAGGTCGTGATTGGGTTACTGCATACCAATGGGACATCATTGATGCCTTCAAGAAGGGTGCTGGTAACTTACTCGGCGAAGACCCAATTGAAGTCATCCAAACTAAATATGGCGAAAACCGTGACCAAGCGTCTAACCGTGCTCAAGTCTGGTTGCGCGACAGCGTTGACGAAGCTGGCTTCCATTTCGATGATTGGGTTGAAACTACTCGTCGTAAACCTGCAGCTGAAGCATCAGAAGATGCAGCTTGGGTTGAGAACAATCTAATCTCTAAGACTACTTACGCAAACCCAGTGAACTCTGGCATTGCTGGTTGGTATGATCGTTATCCACGTATCCCTTATGGTCGTGCTACATCTTACACTGAGAAGCAATTTGATAAGTTCAAGAAATCTTACCCATACCTTCAGCATCTGTCTAAGGCATTCGCTGAATTGCTACCATGGCGTTATGGTAACCAGAAAGCTGCAGCTGATAAAGTTGATCAACGTTTCTTGGTTCCAAACACTCCATTCTCTACAATCACTGTTAACCGTAACTTCCGTACAGCTGCTCACTATGACCCAGCGAACATGGATGATGGCTTTGCTAACATTTGTGTATTCAGTAACTCTGACTCTTATAGAGGTGCTTACCTTGTTTTCCCTGAAATTGGTTATGCTGTTAACATTCGTCCAGGTGACCTATTGTTTGTTAACAATATGGCTGGTCTACACGGCAATACTGAGTTGATCCTTGATGACCCTAATGCTGAGCGTATCTCTATCATTGCGTTCTTCCACGAAGGAATGTTGACTCTTGGTTCTATGGAGTATGAAAATGCTCGTCGTAAGTTTGTTGACCACTGCAAGAACGATGTGAACAACCCTCACTATCGTCCACGCTTCAACGGCGTGTATGCTGGTATGTGGGAAAGCCAAGAATGGTTTGACTTCTGTAAGAAAGAAGTTGGCGAAGCTGAAACAATTAAGATGCATCCAGAAGCTAACGCATCTTCACTTGATGAGTTCTTTGCCTAATGTGTGCCGTAATTGGAGCCTTGATCAAAAGTCCTTCTAGCAAGGACTTCGAAGCCCTGAAGCGTGTGTTCGTCGAATCAAAGATTCGTGGTATGCATGCTACAGGCTTGGCTTACATTAAAGGTGGCGATGTTATCATTGATCGTAAACCTGTGCCAGCCGACCAGTTTCCATTCGACTTTCCTTCATATGTAAACGAGGATGGTAACTTATATCTAATCGGACACTGTCGTTATTCAACAAGTGATTTGGAGTTTAACCAACCTATTGGTAATGATGGTCATGCTATTGTACACAATGGTGTTATCACTCAAGAGCTTCCAGAGAACTGGAAAGCCAAGTATGGTTATAACTGCCAAACCAGAAACGACAGCGAGTTGATTCAACACTCTAATGACCCATTGGTTGAGTTTGATGATATGTCAATGGCTGTGTGTGAGATAACATCTTGTACAAAAGAACTTTTGGTTTATCGTAACGGTAAGCGACCATTATATTTGACTACTCTGTCAAATGGTAGTATAATTACTTCTACGGCTGATATTCCTAAACGTGCAGGTTTATACTTACCAACGATGGAAGTTCCAATGGATACATACATTACATTTGACTCAGCATTAACTATGAAACTACAACGTGTCATCACTGGACACAAGGATCTACAGAATGTACAACAAAAGTGATTTTACATACGGTATGGAGATAGAGTGGGGAGATGTTCCCCGCTCTTTTTCAATTCCAGAGAACCTTGGTTCTTGGGAATACTCCGAGCGTGACATTATCAATTTGCGTGCACCATATGCAAACGTGTGCGCTGACCCATTAGGTGTTGAACCGCCAATGGGTGGTGAGATTAACACTAAGCCAACTAGAACTTGGCAAGAACAAGTTGATCGTTACTTTGAACTGAAAGAGTTATTCAATGAACAAGGTCATGACCCAACTGTTGGTGTTACTGCTCACACCCATATTCATTGTCGGGTTCCACGCTTGCGTGATGATATTGATGCTTTGAAACGACTAACCAAGTACGTCAAAGAGAATCAAGCTGCAGCTATTGAACACGTCTATGGCTTCTTTGAGCATAACCAGATGAAGGGTGCCAAAGGTTCTAAGATGTATCTCAAGTTTGATGGTGGTCGCCCAATGCCTGATTACATGAGCGATAACATTATCAACCTAGCAACTGACTTTGATTCTTTCATCAAGATGCACGCTGCTGGTAAAGATGGAGTATCAATGGGTCGCCCATTCCGCTTTGCTATTAACATGTATGCGTTGAAACATATTGATACAGTTGAGTTCCGTTTGTTCCGTGGCACGTTAGATCGTACTGAATTGGAATCATGCTTCCGCTTTGTTGAAGACTTCCTTGACGCAGCTTTGAATGATGGTCCAAGCGTCAATGAACTTATCTCTGAAAGAGGTTACAAGTTCCCTCCAATGCAATGGGACTTGGCTCAGTTCATAGGCTGGGAGAAAACTAAACACCCAGAAGAACGTGGTAAGAAAGTGAGAACATACGTTGAAGTTGAATAAGTGTACTCGCGATCAGTTCATCAAAGCTATCTCTGATGACAAGGCTGACAAGTTTGCTAAGACTTTCGTGGCCAAAGCAGACATGCAGGATCAGTGGGATGATTGTATCGGTGCCTTCAATGAAGAAGGTGAACTGATGGCTGCTATCATCACCACTATTTCTAAGCGTAAACCTTTCGTTGCTAACCTACAACTCCTTCACACCTTTGCTAAACACAGAGGTCAGGGAGCAGCCAAAGCATTATGTGAAGCATCCCTTCGTCATGTTAAAAGTAAGCAAGCGTTATACTTCCGTGTATCATCAGAACCAGAATCAGTTGGTTTCTATGAGAAGATTGGTTTCAAGTTCTGGGGTAAGCAAAAGTCTGGTTGCCAGTTGAGTATTTTCCGAATTGACGGTGATACCTTCTTCGAGGGAGACTACGACTATACAGACCAGATGATCAACAATGCGATCCATAAGAAGGGTAAAGGTGGGTGTGTAGAGGTGTTTGACCTAGTTACGACCCAGCAACCCCTGACTCTAGAAGGGTTTTGAGGGTATTTACTTTTATTCAAGAATATAGTATAATATATCTATAACTTGAAAAGGATTTATTATGACAGTTCCATATGCAGCGTTCGTTTACGGTTGGAGAAACATTGAGAACGGCAAAATGTATATCGGATTCCGCAAGAGTTCGGAGATCTATGATGGATATGTAACATCATCCGCTGACGAAGAACTTCAAGCCGACTGGTCATTCGGTATTCTCCA